CCGTCCAATTTTAAATTATCAATAGAAAAGTCGTTTGCGGTTTGTGCTGCACCAGAGCCTGAATAACCTCCCACCGCATTTTTTATTGCTGCGGTAGATGAGTCTATTTGTAGTCCTGTTAGAACACTATCATAATTTGCCATATCTATTCCTCATTGTATTTAATTATTAACCTGTGATATCTTTAATCCGCCGAAATTGTCATTACCACCCCAATAATATTTCATTCCATCACTACTCCATCGAAAGAAATTAGGGTTACCTTTACTGTAATTATAATTTGTGGTTGCTGCGTCAAAGGGGATATGTTCTTCCAAAGTAAGTGTAGATAGATCATACGGTGTGGACATTGAATATCTTTGTATTCCATAATAAAATCCACTTGCTCCTGCACCGCTAATAATCAATTCATCACCCTGCCAAACACCATCCTTGCGGTAGGTATGTACAGAATAAGCAACAAGTCCAATACCTACGGGTATGCCTGGTATGGGGGATACGGAATCAATCATTGTTGTAGTCGGAAAATCATTAGCAGCAAGACTTGTTTGAACCATATCCGCACCGTTGTACCCAATATGCATAAAGTTTGTATCGTTAATTGCAAACGCTCTACCTTCATTGTTCCATCCACCAAAACTTTGACTCCTGTCTGCTGCCGTCTTTGTACCTTCTCCGCTAATAAAAAACGGGGTGTTCAAATCATATCCGTGATACAGATACGCTAAACCTGTGCCTCGAAACAAGAGTATAAGGTCACCATTTCCATCGAATTCTATTCCCCAAATAACAGGATATGCTCCATATGCTGCATTCGTAACTATAAATTCTACCGTAGGACCTGTGTAACCACCTGCCATATCCCACGCAGTATTAAGAGTCCAATCTAAAATTCCGAATTCGAGATTGTTTGTGTGTTTCGCAACTGTATATAGATGCTTACCATCATCACTAAACAAATAGCCTGGATGCCTATTGTACCAGGTTTGATAACTTAAAGCAGCAATCAACAAGCCCTGTGTGTTGCCTGTTGAAAACTGCATAGTTGTATAAATAGTCTGCGCTACTTCGTGGTCCCCTAAAGTGTACTTATAGATCGAAGGTGGTGCGGTAGGTTGAACCCTAAAATTCTTTAAAGCGGATGTGCGGAAATCTTTAGCGGCAGAAGTTCTGAAGTCTTCAACCACCGATGGAACCGCAGAAGGGACAATGCCCCTACTTACACCTAATCCGAGTCCGAGATTAGACATCTATTATCCTATATAACAGATACAGGTTTCACCATCAACATTGACACTCGCTGAAGTCCAACTACCGTATATGGTAACTCCTGCAGGTACCGTGTCAGTCACATATGTGTCACCTCCAGATCCTGCACCTCCTGTGCCGAAAAATTTTGTATTGTCATCAGCCACCAAAGCAGAAAAAGCGCAGTCTGTGAGCATTGTTATTGCAACGATCTTTTTAGGCGCAGCAGGTGTAAATGTGGTTGCAGCAGTATCCAGGTAGGCTGATCCTTCCTGGCCAAGTGCGATTGTATCGTATCTATCGAATGCCATTTTTATCTCCTTTTAATTCTTCAATTGGTTGGCAAAATTTCCTTGTTCCTTTTTTAATTCTTTCTTGTCGTCATCTGAAAGCATAATAACAGTTTCCTGGAACTGCTCCTTTTTGACTTTTAAACTATGACCAAGAAGATCCGACGCCTTGTTTAATGCCTGTAGACGAACAGAGTGCGGCGCACCCTTATCTTCAATGAATCCTTTTAATTTGTCTGCGACATAATCATCGTCCAAGCCCTTCTCGATTAACTTGTCTTTCATAGCCATACTCATATACTCCTTTGCTGAATCCTTCTTAAGGATCCATAAGGCCCTTCTTAAAGAATTCGTAGGGTTGTTATCCTGGTAAACGGCCATATAGGCCTGGATTAGATCTGATGCGATCCACATTCCCCTCTTATCGGGCTGACAGGTTTCCACCAGGTACTCTAAAAACGCTTGTTGAAGGACCGTAGTTTTGACGGCCCGTGATAATTTCCCTTTTAAAAAAACATCCCATTGATAGTCGGGACACTTGGCTGCATATATGTTATGCTTATAGGTAGGAGTCTTGCCGAATCCCGTCCTGATAGCAAATATAGGCTTCTTCGTCTTTGCATTTAATTTGGTCCTGCCTAATACCTGTAGGACCTTACCATCTGCAGTTAGTATCCAATCATCTTTGGCTGCTTGACGCCAATTAGGTACAATTTCTATACCTTTACTCTCGGCTGCAGCCTTTTCATAGATGTCGAACTTTCGGTTTCTACATCTTATCCGCATATGCAAAGGTAATATGCAAACTTCAGTTTCTGCAAATTGAAAAAAAATTCTCCTCTTAAAATAACTATAACTATAACCATAACAATAACCATATCTATATAGTGTACCATTAACATAACCGTTTAATAAACGGTTTCCTATACTCTTCCCACCCTATTCCTTTACTATACCTTAACGGTTACGGCTCTGACGACAAAAGTAGACCTTTTACTATACTTTACTATACTACGAGAATAAGGACGAAAAAAGCATACGCTTATTCTCCTATGCTCAAAAACTGTTTAAAAAATGGGTGGATAGGCCATTGTATAGCAGCCACCCCCATCCTCGCCCGATCCTTATTTTGTTTTTGCGTTGAGTGCGGCGGCGTTTCGGGGTTGACCTGGCGCCAGGACGGGGAACGGGGCCGCCTGGCCACACCTGGGCGGATCCGTGGGCGCTGCCGCCTGGGGCCACCCGTACGCAGGGGCGCCCGTGATCCTTATTTATGCGAACACCTGGCCGCCTGGGATCCTTGCCGCCTGGCTGCTGCAGGGCCTGGCGCCTGGATCCTGGCACCTGGCCACAGATTACACCAGGTGAAACGGTAGGCGGAACGGTTGGCGAAAGGGTAGCGGTAACGGTTGCGCCGTGTGTGGGGGTGTGGGTATATTCTGGCAATGAATAGCGCCGCCCCTTTATCTATGCAAACAGACCAGGCAGCACCTGGCCACCGTGTGGCCACCGTATCCCTGGGCCTGGAAGTGAGGCGCCTTAATACACTAACAATAAAAGAGGTGATAGAATGCATTACTATTTAATGATAACTAACCCCCCAAGTATTCGGGGCCTGGCCCTGGCTCCAAGGTTCGAACGCCTGGCGGATCTGCGCCACGGCCTGGCGGCCCTGGATCTATGCAGCGCCCAGGAACTGAAGAGCGCAGGGCTTGAAGTGATCACGGTTAAACCAGGCCAACCCAGGCCGCAACCTGTGGCCCTGGCGTGAGTAGGCCAAGCGTGGCCACCTGGTCCACAATGACGGGCAAATTAAAGGGGATCCCTGCCTTGAACACTTCGCCCCTGGTCAATAAGTTCTGCCAGGCAATGCACAAGGCGAAACGGGCAGCCTGTGGCGTGTGCTATTCTTTCGCAATGCTGCAGGGGTTCCGCAAGAATTGCGGCCCCAGGTTTGAAGAGAACGGGCGGTATTTATCGGAACGGATACACCCCAGGCGCTACCTGCCCAGGCCACCGAATGCGCTCTATATTAGATTCAGCGCTCACGGTGAATTAATCAACCTGGCCCACGCCGTCAACCTGTTGAGAATTTGCGACCTGGCCCCAGGCTCCACCTTTAGCCTATGGACAAAAAGGCCTGGCCTGGTGGCCCAGGCGATCAAGCGGCACGGCGGCAAACCTTCAAACCTTATTTTAATTTTCTCAAATGATAAGGAATTTAATAAGGCCGCAGCGCTGCCCCCTGGCTTTGATAAGACCTTTAACAACCAGACAGAAAAGGACAAGGGCAGCCCGTCGAATTGCTTCGGGGCCTGTCTTGATTGCTTGAAGTGTTACACCCTGGAAGATAAAACACGCCATATTTTTGAGGTCTTGAAATAGTGCCGCAGCCCTTTCTATTTCTTGCCCTTTTAATCCTGTTAAGCCTGGCACCTGGAGAACGCCAGGCGCTGCAGTCTGCCACCGTGCGCCCAGGTGATCAGAGGCCGCCCTTGGCAGCAGCGCAGCAGGTACAACCTGGCCAGGCCTGGAATAGCACCCAGGCCCAGGGCCTGGCCCTGGCTTATTATTTTTTTTGTCTATTTTGCAGCACGGCCACACGGCCACACGAAGAGCAGCGGCGCCCCCTGGCCCTGGGCGCTGCGCTCTTCTTTTTTGTCCCTGGCCATTCCTGGCCATTATTTGGATCCTGGTTTATTTTATGGGCCAGAATTATATCGTTGGCCTTTTCAGATTTGAAAGTTAGTAAAGTTAGTAAGTTTTCATTAACCAAAAAGAGGAGTTAGCATATGACAATGAACGACGAAAGAGCCGCCTGGATTCAACAGGGCGGCGAAGTGGATCTCCCCAGAGATCCTAACAATTGGCACAACCTGGCCTACAGATCCATAGTGTGGAATGCTGCAGGTAAGGTGTGGCAGTACATCACCAGGGCCGTAGAAGTGCCTGAAATGATAGTACACGGATCCTTCAGGTACCTGGCGGATCTAATTAAAGTAACTAACCGCATCCATCAAATTGATGATGAATGCACAACCGAAGAATAGGAGTCAATATTATGAATCTTGACAGACTAAACACAATAGCGTCCAGGGTGCAAACTGCCCTGGACGGCAACCTGTTTGAACAGTTCAAATGGTTGTTTGAGAAATATGTAGAGAGGCCCTTTGATATGCCGATCAATGACCTGGACCTGGTGCTGATCTACACAGACTATGTCAACCTGTTTAATGCAGACGGAATGAAGGCCCTGATCGGGTATGTTCAATGGTCTGAAAAGGAACTGACAGGCCCAGAGGCTGACGCCTTTGTGACCATCAAAGGAACCATTGCTCACGACCTGGGCGAACGGAACGAACCCTGTATGCTGCCACGGTCAAGCGGATACCTGAAATATTATCAGGATCCTGCCACGGCCAGGGCTGCCATACGAAAGTTCCCCTGGGTGAAACGGCTGCGCCAGGCGCACCTGTACACATCAGGAAACCACTCAACCGACTGCGGCAAACCAATGCTTGGTAACAACTATGCAACGGCATACAAACAGTCTACCTGGGATCTATGCCCAGGCTGCCATCCCAGATCTGTGAAAACGGAAGATCTCATCAATTGGAAACCCCTGGAGATCCTGGCAGAGAAGATGCCAGGTGTGGTGGACCTGGATGATTATATGCATATGGGGCCGTGGAAGATTAAGACGGATTATGGCAGCACGGACACAGTAGAGATCCAAATGTATAAACACAGAGATACAAGGCACTACATCAATATTGATGATGATGGGGCCTATTGGAAATATACTGCAGACGATGGTGAGTATATTGAGATTAGCGAAGTTGAGGCCGTGAGTGGCCTGGGTATTACAAATGATTAGGGGCATCATTAAACGGTACCTGGATAACAATATGATGCTGACGATCTTCGGCCTGGTGTATCTCGAATCTGTAAGATCTGAATTATATTGCCAGGGCGTTAAAAGGATCCCAAACCAGGAACGATTGAAAAGGATCATTCGGGATCTGTACGATGATAAGATCACAAACGGTGTATCATTTGGAAAATAAAAAGGATCTGCTGCTGCACCTGGTGGCCGCTGCGATATTCATTGCAGCGCAGTACCTGGCAGCGTATTTTCTGTCGCTGATCTTCTGATCAGTACCACAACTACACCCAACAAAGCGGTAGCCCTCCCCAGGCTGCCGCTTTTTTTTATACCCAAATAACCCCCATACTTACTACCGCCGTGCCTTGAGATCTGGCCTTTAAGGGGCAACCTGGGAGGCCGAATTCCTGGGATATGCACATTTGTAGGCGGATCCGTCTATCCTTGTGTAAATTGAATATAATCAATCGGAGTACATATTATGAATCAGAACAGTATCACAACCAGGATCACGGCCCAGGCCAATGACTACCTGACGGCCAACTATAAGAATCGTTTCCAGGGCGCCAGGATTGCCCTGGAGTCATTTCCAACATTGAGAGAAGAATCCCGAGCCGCTATTAAGGGGATCTTTGCCCAGGAAGAGTTAGCAATGATCGTAGTTAGCCACCAGGGAGAAGTAATGGATGGGAAAGAGTTAGCGTCCAGGCGGATGTTTGAAGGGTTCCTGGCAGACTATTGGGAGCAGCACAAGGATCTTCACCCCACATTAGACTTTCCAATACTCATTAAGAAGATCCGAAAGTTAGGCTGCTTTGAAAGGTTTATCTTGAGAGAGTTAGCCTACGGATTGTGGACCAACCCAGGCGTTACTGAATCAGACCTGGAAGATCTGACTGAATAACGATTTCAGTTCTTGGTATAGGTGAGTAATACTTGCCTGGATCCATAAGGTATACCTGGCGGTCATCTATCCAATACGGCGCCAGGGCATCCAGGGTAAATTTGATCAGGTTGTCCAGGTCAGGTGTTTTGATATGGGGCAGGAGTTCGGTTTCCGCTGCTTTCTTGCGGTATTTCGGCCAGGATGTGGGTATAGGCATATAATACCTTACCTTAATGAATATCGGGCCTTCTATGGGCTGCTTGGGTATATGTTTATGGGCCAACAGTAAGAAGGTTGCTTTTGCGCCTTTGGAAGGATCATACATCCACCCCTTTCCGCTACGGTGCCGTTGTTGGGCTTTAGGATCACCCCTCACCGTAAATTTTATATTATATTGGTGACTCATCCTTCTTGTAAGGCTCGTCAATTCTTACCTGCAGCACATCATCGCCACTCTTTGTTTTGCTCTTCCATATGGCGACTTCAAACTCATCACCATCAGGTGTGGTAACCTTGCCCTTTGCTACGGGCCTGTTGGATCCTTCTACCTGGTCCTGATACCACAATGTACCGTAGCCAGGGTTATGTTTAAATGGTTTATCACCCATTATTATCTCCTTGTTTATATTTTTTCTTTAATGATTTTAATCTGTCTTCGTAATCTAATTTCATCTTATCTATCTCTTTCTGCATAGTGTTAAGATTCAGATTAACCTTCCAATTCAAATTGATAATTTTCTGTTCCAGGGCCTCTAAATTATCGATCAGTTTCAAAATATCGTGCTTGATATCAACAAGAGTTAGTTTACTTGCGCTCATCAATCCCTCCATTCACCATCTTTAATAAAATGATAGAACCTGTGCTTTAATATCTCCCACATTAAACCAAGAAAACTGTTGGCCTTATATTGACCTGAATCAGAATAATATCTAAACATTCCGTCTGGCTTTTTATGCTTTGGTTTCATCGGATACGGCATCTTTTTCTTTCTGCTGCTCTTTAACATATGCATCAAACTTCTTCTTACGGCGTTTGCTAAACAGGAATTCGATCAGCCATTTCATCATATGTTCCACGCTGCTGATCCATCTCTTGGTATAAGCAACTTGCTGCATTAGGATCTCATCCCTTTTTTCAATGTGCGCCAGGAGTTCCCTATATGTCATTTTCTTTTTATTGTGCTTTTTCATTTAATCATCCTTATAGGGGAACCAACTCTCCTTGCCTTTAACTTCTTCTGGTTCAAACAGGCCGTCACTCTCTATCCTGTCCCATTCAACTAATTCTTTTTTAACCTGCGCCTGGTGGCGCTGCCTGGCCTCATAGTTCTTACCACGCAGATCTTTCCTGATTTCTTCCACCTTGCTGCGGCATCGGCTTATGGATCTGTAGTTAGACAACTCGCCCCTGGACACCATAGCCAACAATTGAAATGCCGTCATCTTATGTGTTTTTTTGGGACCACCCAATTCTTCGTCCCATATCAGGGCCACAAGCAGGGTATCACTATCCCTGGCAGCAGGATAGCGTTCCAATATGTTAATTACTTTATCTTCGTGGGATTTTATCATTCGTAAACATCCAATGTGCTAACCTGATGGCAGGATCATCAAGATCCACACCTTCGTGCCAGGTGAACCTTAAACCGCATATATGAAACACTCTGTTGGTCTTATACAACCACTTGTGCAAATACTCTTTTTTACCAAAGATGACTCCTTCATAATATAACCACCAGAAGATCGGGAAATGTCGCATCGTGACAGGGCAATCATCCACATAATTGCCTATGGTATTTATCTTGATCTTGCAAAGAGTTAGCCTCACCGTTTATTGTAATACTCTTCAATACTGAAATCTACGCCGCGCTCATCCAGGTCCCGTTGAAATTCTGGTCCCAGGTGATTATTAACTATAAAATCAAGACAATATTTCAATGGTAGCGTTTCTTCCAGGTTCTCAAATAATATAGGCGGTGAGGTATGAATAGCGCCAGGAGAAGAGGCATCAGGACCTTGATCCGATGATTTCTCGGTGGGACTCTCACCGCCATTTTTAATTTCTTTAAATTCCATTGGTTCTCTCCATTCTCCTTTAGATCGGACTCTTTTTGACATCGGGGTTTTTCCTTTTCCATTTTGCCAAGGCAATTTCTAAATCTCTGATAGCATCAATATCCATTTTTATTTCTTTCGCTATGTTAAGCATATATTCCTGTCGTACGCCTTCACTCCATCTGCCATCTCTAACCTGGCCCATACCATATGTTATAGAGGATATCCAATCGTGTAGACCTGCATTGGCCTCTGTACGCTCTATTGGGGCCTTTTGGGAAGTATGTCTTTCCTGGATATGGTTCATCTTAATACGGTCCATAATTTTAGTACAATCTGTGATGGATGGCATCAGACCAGGCCTTATCTGATACACGAATTCATTCCATCCTTCACGCAACACATCATAGTCAAATTTAGATAACGCTATGGTCCAATTTTTAACCTGGTTGTCATTCATATTAACATTCAAGAAGGAATCCAACTGTTCAACATATTCCTTCTGGACCTTGTCGAGTTTAGATTGGAGAATTTGTGACATCGCTATAGTCTATTTTCCTTTCCTTTTTAGATCCTTTGGAAAGGACCGTTGCGTACTGCATTACAATGTTCTCCCACTTGGTGTTGCCGTTTGAAGATTTACGCCTAATGGACTTCAATGACTGAAGATTAGACAACCAATTAAAATTAGAAGTTTCGTCATATGAACTAATAATCCATTTAAGAATCTCTGAAATTGACTCTGGCGATATTCCGTCCAACCTATGCAATTTTTCCAACTCTGCTGCCCCTGATTTAACCAATTCTTCTGGAACTGAACCGTTCTTGAATATGGACAGTTTTGGAAACACCTCTCTTACTGAAGAAGAATAGTCCTGTGCCAGGTCAATGAACGGTTTCAGATCCCTGGCGATACTCTTGACCACCTTCTTCACTTCAACACGATGGAGTTTGTCCTGGCGCTCACACACCCATTCATTGATGAGTTCAGTATATGTATTATTATCTACCGACACATCAACCAATGTTTGGATGTAACTGTTCTTTAGATCACAATCAGGAATGGCATCAAGCATACCCAACCAGGACTTTAGTACATTGGGATTAGCAGGTGGCCTGTTGTACTTGGACCAATTCGGAAGGTAGATCACATTGAACACCCAATCGGCTACGGCCATCTTCTTATCGGCTAACTCACTAAATGCCTTTTTAAAGGCCTCTGCGCTCCAACCCAGGTCATCTGTGCAAGATCCTATTCCTGCCCTGTATATGCCTGGTAGGGGCCTTCTAATGGGACCTGTGAGTAAATATAGCCACAATAGTTTCCCGTGCGGCGTAAGGGTTGTGAAGTCCCTGGATATCCAGGTCGTAATTGACACTTCATTATATCTGATCATATGTTAATCCACCATTCGATTTTGTTAGAAGAGATGTTACTTTGACTACCATAATATTTAGGCAGCACAACTTCAAAACGGCAGATCGTCATCTTCGACACTAACTGCATTTTCTTCGGGTTTTGGTTTTTCTGTTTTTTGTCCTTCATTTATCATTCCTTCTAACTTGTTAAGACAGTCCTGTACTGCCTCGTAGGTGGGTTTCTTCTCTAACCAGGGTTCAACTTTATTCCTGGTTTCATCAGAAACATATTTAGAACCTAAACATTCAAGGATCTGATCAATCATATTCATCAACCGCCCCTTGCCGTCATCTGCAAAATCACCTTTTTCTTGGTCAAAATCGCTATAGGGGATATCATTATCTTTACTTGCCGACATACTTAATAATTTCTCGCCGTCTGCCTTTATCTGTTTCTTTAGATTAACTACATTGGTTTTCGTTTTAGTTTCAATGCTCTGCACATCCGCCTGGCTCATTTCATCATCGGTGTAGATCCCTGACAGATCATTAGGAAACGCCTTACGCAGCGCCAGGGCCTCTGCACATTTACCAAGCATCAGATATGGCATCTTATTCCACATATAATCTTGTTTACCTTTCGGACAATACTCAAGCCAGGATGCGGATGCTTTAAACTCACATACCACACCACTAACTATCTTCTTGACACAGGCCGTTGCAACCTTTGGTTGCCTGTCACCTTTCGCCAGGAGTTCATATTCAGTCTGCCCACCATTATATAGGTATTCGTCATTCCCTGCATATTTACCTGTTCTTTCAGCAATGGCACGGTAACCGTCAATGCCCGTCTGGATGGTGGCCTTATTGCCCCTTTTGATCATATGGATCTGCCTGGAAAAAGGATCCAAGCCTGATCTCTCACATTGATACAGGAACAGAGCCAACTCATCATCCGTGCAACCATCTGCAACTGTCCGTTTGATCAGATCTTTCTGATCCTCTGTTAAAACCAATGCGGTTTCTTTTAGTGTTAGTTTGTTTGAACTCATCGGTACTCCTTATTTTGCTATTTTCTTAAACGGCCTTGATACCGAAACTGTCGCATACTTTTCGTATACACCTGGCTCTTCTGATTTAAGACGCCTTGTGTTTATTCGTTTCGATTCAATTGGTTTATAGTGTAAACGATACCCCGTACAATCAACCACGGGCCTATCTCCAATCTTTTCTTTAATTATAGTTTTCTTTTCATCAACACGAACACCAATCTCTGCTGCAGCCGTTTCCAATTCGACTAACTCCTGGACCATAGGTGTGAGCGTATCATCAAATTCAATATCACCACCATTGTATGCCACCTGGCCCAATAACGCTGCGCCCTGGCACGATGTTCTGTAGGGACACCTGGCACACCGTTTATCCTTCGGATCCAGGCGATCAGGTGCAGGACCGTTCTCTACTCTGGCCCAAAATGATGTGGCCGCTGAAACAATGGCATCTATTATGGTTTCGTCCCTCGCTATGTCAAATGTGACAAACTCCCATTGCTCCGCCCATAATACCGCTATACTTGCCCAGGAACGGCGAGTCACAAACATTCCGTATTGCATCTGCAGGATCCAACCGTTTGGAATTCCTTCCTGTTTGATCTTCATAAACATCTGGCGGCCAACACTTTTACATTCCAATACACCTGGACCTTGATACCGCATACGGTTACTGTGATCTCCTATTATCTCACCATCTAAATGTACCCTGGCCCAATCATAGAAAGGGGAACTGTGGGTTAGCGTTCTATGAACCTTCCTAACCTTATTCCCTGTAACTTCACGATATTCATCAATTATGATGTTCTCTAATTTATTGCCACGCTTAATAGCACCTTCAGTTAGGATCGGATAGTCAGGCTCATCACCCCTTTTGTCCATCCATAAATATCGTTGGCAGCCATATGGTTCTATATTTAATAAGTGTTGGATGTCGGATCCGCCTATACCCTGGCGGCGCTCTATTCTTTGTTTTTCAGTTATCATTTTTGACCTTATGGTTGCCTACCCATTCTTCTAAATCCTGTGCTTTAATACGGTAACCACCAGGTACAATAATGGCCCTCATCTCATCGTCCTTGATAAGATCTAATACCTTGCGGTATGAGATTTTCAATATCTCTGATACCTCTTTTGGTGTATATAATAATATCTCTGGCATAGTTATTCCTATGTTATATGGTTACTTTGAGTGTCTGGAAGTTACTTTTAGGTATGTTTAGGACGCAAGGGATTTAATCTTTTCAGACAATTCCTTTGCTCTATTCGGAGTCTGGCGACTCCACCGACTATCAAGCATTTCTACTGCAGCCGTTATATAATCGTTATTTTCTAACGCTTTAAGAAATTTCTTAAACTTTGATACACCCGACACTCCCATCTGATAGCACATATTTATGACCACTATTTTTGCAACATTTGGTAGGTCCTTCAAAAATGGGAAACTGCTATTAACCCTGGGCAGCAGTTTTGTTATTTTCTTTTCCAGGATCATAGCACAGATCTCTTCATCAAGTTCCAGATCCTTAATGGCGAAACCTATCCCTATTGTTGGGATCCCCCTGGTATCATCATATACACGGCTACGAAATCCTTCGTGCCGCTTAAGATCTTCAATTAGTTCTCCGAGGTCAACCTGGAACATTATTTTTTTTTAGACTCTAAAGCCGAAACTCTTTTTTCCAGATCTTCCGTTTTCCTGTCCAATTCATTTTCCCCGAAAACATAGTCTGATATCATATCCAGGTCTAATTTTTCAAGGATAATCTTGACGATCTTTTCAATCAGAAACTTCGGAATCATCTACGAGAATCTCATCTAATACTTCTTCTATTAATGACCATACACCATCCAACAATTCCCTTTCATCTGCCTCATTAAGCAAGGGAAGATCCATCTTTTTATTTATGCCGTCAAGTATTTGATCCTTTTTTGACCTTATCTGACCGATGGCGAACTTCATCCCCATCTTTTTTAGCATTGCCAGAAACTTTTTCATTTTGGGCCTCTATTAGTGCTTGTTTATAACCGATTAATTGATTCTTTTCGCTGATTGCATTATTGATGAGAGAATCCAACTCAATCAATCTTTTGCTGATATTTTCTTGGTTAAGCATATGAAAATATACTACCTCTTTAGTATTTGTTCCTTTATATCTTGTGTATGGAATTTCATAGGCATATCATACATCCATTTCTTTAGGACCTCATCAATTACAAGCAGGGACCTATTCAATTCAAAATCGGATCCACTTTCTATCGCCTCATTCAACTGCCTGGTGATATCCGTGATGACAATATTATTACGGAATATGATATCCTGGCCAGAGATTAATTTTTCATTACCCCTATAGTCTGCCTGGTCTTCTTTGCTCATATTCTTCCACAACCTTTGAAAGTCTATAGACATTGGTTCATCAGTTAAATATCCCTTTTCTTTCATTGCCATAAGATTGACATCACCTATCAACTTCACCAGGTCGTGGAACTTTCTGATCTGCTTGGAATTGGATGTCATTTTTGGCATACCAGAATCATCTAATGATGTTGTTTCAAATTCAGTATGCAGCCATTGATACTTTCTCAAGTTATCACCCTTCGATAGGAATTTATGCACCTGTTGGGATACCTCTTTATTCTTAAGCAATTCCATTCTTGCCGTTGGTCCACCTGCATTCAATTGTTCCGTGGAAATCCATTTGTTAACCGTGTTGTCTACCCTGTTTAACTCATCCAGGCTCTCCCACATTTTTTGGTATGACAATCCCTGTTTACCAAGATAGGGATTTTGACTTACAAACGCTCTCATAAATGGGAAATCTGATAACTTTGTCCAGGTTGCGTATCTGGCGTCCGAGATGCCTGTGGCCACCGCCAGGTCGTCCAACACATCCATAGTGAAATCACCTGAACCTGCAAAGACAGAAGAAACAAGATGCTGCAGCCTCTTTGGGGATACCCCTATTTTCTCACCTATCCATCTCAAGGGAACAGGCGTTGATTCGTCATATTGTGCTTCTGCTGCTAAATGTTCCATTGCTCTTGGTATGATATTTCTTCCTGTAAAAAAATCGTAACCGATGATATTCTCTGCAATTACTTGCGCTCCATAAGGGAGTATATCTGATGCAAAACCTTTACCGCCACCGCCTACAGGAAATATCTGTTCCCATCCAGATAATAATGATTGCATTATTTCCTTGCTACCAAAATTAGGATCATTCAGGTAGTTCATCATTGTTTCTGGTCCCTTTCCAAATACATAACCGAAACCACCTGTTGGTAGGCTGAATGTGAATTGGCTGCCTGGTATGGGGACATTGAAAAATCCGTACTTACGCCAATATGGTAATTCCGCATATCTATCCGCCAACTCTTCTGATGAATGCCAATACATCCAATTGGCCATTGTAGGCGCACTATAGTATATAGCGCCCTTTGTGATCGTCTTGGCTATATTTTCTGGTTGGAATGCGATACCGAATTGTTTCGTATGCTGAATCCTGGCATTCAGGAACGGCCACAATGCCCCTGCGTTACGCATACTCGCTCCCCTCAAACCATAATCAGCAGCAATGGATCTACCTTCCGCCATAGCCAACCAAACATCACCTGTTTTATTTAAAGCATTTACGAATCCACCAACCCTGTTAGCCGTTTCCGTGAATGAATTGAACTTCTTAAAATACCTAAAAGGATTCAGGTAATTAGGGTTCCACCCTTTCTGGCTCCGATAAGATGGATGAGCGTAAATACTGTTTTTGCCAATCTCCAGGTGCCTGTCCATACCGACCAAATAACTCTGTGCGGCACCACTTGCCAGGAACTTTTGAAAAGTAATGTCAGTACCTAAATAACTTTTGGCTCCCGAAATAAAATGGAATGGGTTATATCCGTGCTTTGTATAGAAGATGGAAGAACCTATATCCCTGGGTACATTTCTTAAACCAAATAACGGATTATATTCAACGGCGCCCTTCCTTAATATTGTCGCAGGTAGGGCCATCACTTTAAGATACTTGCTTGTGGTTGAGTTTAAATGCGAAAAGGCCTTGAATACATCTGGAGTTACCTCATAATAACCGATATCACCATTAACTCTCATTGTTATCATACCAGGGCCTTCAATGGGGACTTTCCTATATTGATATATCCTGTTTATCACTTCCTTTGTAATTGGATCTTTCTGTACTGTAACAATGAGTTTAGAATTGGGGATCTTCTGGACTCCTGATCCTTTCCCCGTCAGCATCAAGTTATTGACCAATGTTACCTTTGTGGCGTTCATATCTGCAGCGCCGATCAATTGAAATGTGTTGCTTATAATTTGTTCTAATGGTGGCAGCACATCTTCTTTTGCTCCCTTGATACCCATAACTTTTTGATAAGACTTGTCGGCCAAAAACTGACTCATACTATACTTACCGCCTGGGTTATCCATATCATACATCTCTCTGCCGTGCAACCATCGGTTAAATGGAATATAAAATTGATTGACTTCTCGAATGTTTTCAACATCTGTATTACTCAACATACCCGAATCTTTATAATAATCAAGTAATGCGTCCTGGTATCTGTATATGTCCTGGGCCGTTTCTTTTATCTCTGGAAATTCTTGCTCCCACAGATCTCTCACCTGCTCTGACTTCTTTAACCCCAATGTGGCCGCCTGGCCCTTATATCTACCGTGTAGTTCTATATTTCTCAATGCGACCAAGTAGCCTTCCAACGCTTTAAGCCTTGTACCGCCTTTTCCTATCCACGGCTGCAGCGTCTTCATTAGACCAGGAATATCTTCCCTTATGGTTATCTCACCCGTCCTTCTGTTAACGCTGAATGGATGGTTGTCCAGGAACTGCTGCGCCTTTCCTTCGCTCCCCAGGTTGGACAGAAATTGATTTATGACCATTTCGTGGCCTTTAGCATCAGGATTGTCTTTCAAATATTCGGCAGTTACCCTGCGTAAAGGTTGAGTAAAGTCTACCAGGTTAAAATATGATCCATATACTTCATTCACTATGCCCTCTAACCAACTATCTTCACCTGTACGGTGAATGGTAGATTCCATTTGAACCCTTACATCCTGGGCCTCCCAACCCTCCATCTGTTTCCTGGCATCTAATAATGCTCCCTTAATAGGTGTATGCTCAATTATTCCCTCAAACATTTCAAAAAACTTTGGGGCCTCTTTTGATGCATTTTTGGGATTAGTTACATAGTCAGATACAAATTCTGCGATTCCCTCTTCGACTGTAAGTTCAGGGTAATGTCTTTTCTTCAGAAACTCTATCAATTCATCCTGGACCTCTAACCGTTCCTTCCAACGATTTACTGCATCCTGGCCATACTTGTTCACCAATGTGGTCATCTTGGTGTTCTTTGATGGACCATCCTTCATATTTCTCCACTTCTTTACCTGGATGGATAACTGATCGTATCCCTTAACTCTCATCGTTTCGGTAATACCGAAAAGTGACAGATCTAAATAGTGTCCTATTTCGTGTGACAAATCATCCACATCCTTCAAGGAATTCACCCGTATGATGTCTGATTTAGGGAAAAACATTGCTACTGCACCCTTCCTACGCCACCACTTTATTTTCTTAAATCGGATATTGTCACCTAACCCCAGGGATAGTTGTTTCACCAGGTTTAAACCTATATCTTCTCTTTTCACAGGATCGTGCAGGTCCGCCATCTCAAAGTCGTCGTTAGGACTCCCCACCTTATCTTCTCTTTCAAACTTTTTGGATCCTAAACCACCCTTACCACTACCACCTTTGGCCAGGAACGGATTGTTATAAGCAGCCTTCCCCTGTTCAACACTTAAATATCCTTTTATATTAGGTGGTGCCTCTGATATCTCCGCCCTGACAGGCATCACAAAACCTACTTCTTTTCCTTGACCATTAAAAACGGTAAGTGCGGATACATTAGGTTTGGTTTTGCTCATATTAAAGGTTATATCTGGACCAAAAAACTTTTTAAACATATCAATGTATTTACTATTAACGGCTGCTACATTGCCCTGCCCATCAGTTAACCAGGTCAACCAATCACCCTTTGCCCCCGTATCCTTTCCACTCGACTTATTATACCCTACTATGACGCCTTCGTTACCTACTTCATTGTTCTTGCTTGGTTGTATATTGGAAAGGGCCTTCTTATCTTTAAATGGTCCTATATCATTTTTGCCTTCACCTAATTTATCCAGGGCATCTTTTAATGGTTTGTTTCCTTTGCTGCTTAATATAACATAGTGGCCCTGGCTTATGTTCGTATAATCTCCACCCTTACCCTTCACCCTAAACAGATCTGTTTCCTTCATTGATGCATCTTCTGCACCGAATATGGGTAACTGTGATCCCCTATGTGTTTTCGGTATACCAGGTTTAACCTGTGTATCATATTCGGTTGGCGTTATTCCTGCTGCGTGGACTGCTTTGTTTACCTGTCCCTGGTCGTATAGCGCCTCACCCTTCTTTGTTAGTTCATAACCATCTTTAACTTTCCTTAAAATACCCCTATCTAAAGATTTCTGTACCCATTCTCTTTGTACTTTATTATATGGCTCCCCCTTACCGCCAAAAGTCAGATCCAAATCACCCTTCTTGTTTTCTTTTATCTGTATCGTTTGGTGGGTTGCTTCAAAGATGTTATTGTCAGTCTTGGTTAACTTCTCACCTGCTATATCATCTAATGTCTGTACTCTGCCTTTACGCAATAATTCATATTTCTGATCAGGCGGCAGCGTTGTGTCTTTTCTGTAATCCTCAACCACACCAGGCTGAATGACAGGTTCCGCCTCAACTTCTGCCAGGGGTTCCTTTATACTTGCACCTGTATCTTTTATACGGAAAGAGTCTAATACTTCCTGTCTTACATCTTCTCCCCGTCCTAACGCATCCAGGACTGCTTGTCTATGTTCTTTGTCAAGTTCAGATAATTTTGGAACATTTTTTGTCAAAGATTCTTCGCCTAATTGTGTCTTGCCTCTTTCTTCTATCGTTAATTCCCACAGTTCTCTTTTTCCTGCATCAAACTCTTTTATAATCTTCTCTGAAGTGGTGGGTGGCTCACCTGGCGGTGGTGGTTTATCTACCTTTTTTATGCCTTCCTTTGTAAACTCCGATATCTCTTCTGCCCTGGCCTCTCCTTCTTTTTGCGCCGTTGCAACTACAGGTTTTTCTATTCTAACATCATACCATTCACCCAGGATATCCCTTTTCATTTCATCAGGTAGTTTAGACGCTTTGATCCTTTCTATGATCTGTGGTTTTCCTGCCGTCATTGCCTCAAATTTTTCTTTTATATGTTGGGTAAGAAGGTTGGACATTTCCGCATCTGCTACTAACTCATACTTTACATCCCCCATTGCATCTTCTTTGCCCTTCTGTGTCAAATTTTCCAACAACTTAATAGCATTATCACCCAGGCCCTTACCCTCTGTGATCTGCTGACTTGTAACTTTCTTCGGCGGCTCTACTACTTCTAATATCTGATCAAGATCTTCTTTTAGCGCCTCTTCCTGGACAATGACTTTTTCACCCTTCTTGCCTTCCTTCTCCCACGCCTTCAATTGCGTAACTGTACTATTTACATCCCCCTCCATAGCATTAAGTTTTGACATCTTTTCGTAAAGATCAGATTCATATTTTTCAATGGTCCTATCACCTAATAAATTTTTATTAACCCTGCCACTCTTCTGGAACTGTTCTAACTCCATCTGAACTTTTTGTTTTTCTTTACCTATCCATTGCAAATGGGATGTGGCCTCATTCAGCGTTTTAATAACGGGCCGTGGATATTTCATCTCTACCTTATATAATATCCCCTTGTGTCTGAAATAATCGTGCTGCCGTTCTTTGGCCCAATCCCACACATTATTCCATTCCATTGCGTCCAACTCTGGTTGTAAATAATTTCTATCGGCTAACCTCTGTTCGTTCAAGGCCTCACGCTTTGCATCGTGCTTGATACGATTCCCATTCTGTATCTCATATTCCCCCTTATTTCCCCTGGACTCTACCCATAAATTATATTTCTCCTGGTAGTCTACCATTTCAGGGACTGTCGTAGGCTTTTTCTTTATGTCAAACGGTGCAGTATCCCACATCATTCCTATGGCATTATGCAACTTGTTCAACTCTTCTGCTTTCAACTTGCCGCCCTTCATAAATCTTGGACCTGCACCCAGACCGTGCAGTACGGCCATTGTCATAAAGGACTGAAATAATTTTTCTCCGTCTATTACATCGTTTCCCACCGCCTTGAATGCCTCTGCAAATGTTTTATTAGGATTCTCATCCATATATGAATGCAGACCATCAGCGAATCCTACTGCAGTCATTCCACCTGTTAATACACCCGTCTGTACCATATAATTAGCGACTGCCCTATATGTATTCGGTGTCTTTAATACCTCTCCACCAAGCCTACCCATAAATGGAAATGCGGCGCCTAATGCAGTATCCAATGCCGTTCCAACCATCCACTTTTCAAGTGTAAGATGTTCTCTTTCGTCAGGATCAAACACTCTCCTGCCACCACCTACGCTGCCGAACACCATTGCGGATCTCATAATCGCCGCATACCCAACAGGTACTTTTTTCAGTTTCAACAATCCAAATGCTTTTGTTGGTCCTAAATATGCTGCAACCTCTGCACCTGTATGTCCTACCGCAAACAATGATCGTTGTATTTTGGGCCAACCCTGGCCTTCCTTACTATACGGCAACACCTGCTTGTGTTTCGCCACTACATCTTGATTAGCGGTAGGATCCCACAGGTTTTCTGTAATTCCTAATGTTATAGATGATAACGAAGAATTGATTGCAGCAACCGTGGCCTGGCCTAAATTCAGACTGTGTGCTTCTGCGTAGGCATCGACATCATCTTGACTGAAATACACTTCTGGTAAATCATAGTGCTTTGATAGAGCATCGATGCCCGATGCATAATAAAACTGTTTATAATCATCTGCGTTGTTCAATTTATACTGTTTACCTGCCAAATCAGGCGGCAGCAAATTTATGGGTATTGTTATGTCCTGGAATGGGATATACATATCTTTATCCGCATTATCATAATAATCAATCGATTTCAAATGTTCTTCGTGCGACATATTGCTTGTTCTTCGGTCCCACCCATCAGGCATACTCCTGGTGATCTCTGGATTAACCCATTCCTTACTTTTCTCATCATAGTATCCCATATCTAATGATGGAGCCTGAAAATCGTCATAACCAATGTGCGGATCTACCACCCATTTATTTTCTTTTGAATCATATGCCAATATTTTCTCTGCGAACGCAGACTTGTATTTCCGTGGTTTTCCCATAGTCGGAGATACATATCCTACCTCTTTTGTTTCTGGCACCGACTCCCAATCGCCGCTACCTTTAGATTCTGCAAAGGCCATCGCCTCATTATCAGATCTAAATTCCAATACTTCGCCTCTCATCTCTGCCTCTTTATATGCAGCCTCGCCCGATAATTCCATCCAGGCTGAAGGATCTGATGATGGCGAATTGGGATTGATGGGAAACAATGTAGGATAGACCAGGTTGTCACTTTGCTCCAATAGGACAGATGATTCTTCTCCAAGTTCAGGATTATAATCTTCCATTAGAGTGTTATCTCTATTCACGGTACGCCAACTGCGGACTTTAGCAGCATATTCACTCGTCTTATATCCGACAGGCGCTTTATACTCTGGATCATATCCTTTAGGATCTACACCATTGGCCTGTAACCACTTATACAAAACAGTATTCCTTTGCGTTTCTTCCATCCTGCCCCCTGTTTCCAGATGGATGTCATACAATAATTTTTTTATTTTTGTCGGTGTTTTCTGCTCACCCATTAACTCTTTTTTATATTCATTTAAATAAGTGTCAGCGCCTATAAATCTATTTGGGTGCGAATCGTTTTTGTATTTAGATGGCCAATGCCAATAATGTTTACCGTTTTTATGTTTTTGCAGCATCGGTTCAACATCATCCTTGTATGCCGCCTTGTAATCATACGCCTGGATCAGATTATCAGGTTCAGAAGGATACGGCGCCATCTTAAAGTCTGGACCACCCATCTGGAATAAGGATCCGTCTTCGGTCCTAATATCTCTCTGCTTGTAATGTTCATTGATCTGATTCTGCCAACCCTGGTACCACACATTAAATTCTTCCTCATCCGTCAACAGATTAGTTTCTTCTTCCAATAACTGTTCTGCAGGTTTAGTTACCAGGTCATTAGACCTGTCATCTTTTTTATCTTCAATTTCGGTAATGGGTATAGTCTGGTCTGGAGTTTCGGTAATTTTTTTCCTATCAAATACCTGGTCTAATATTTCTTGAGTGGTTTGTGTCCGTTCTAACTCGACTTCACTTGCACCCTGTCCTGGCGGTGGTTCAGGTGGCTGATCACCGTTACCACTTACAATGACGCTATCAATTTCTTGCTCACTAACGCCAAAAGGATTAAACAAAAGTCTTTGCTGACGCTCTTCTTCCTTTATACCAGGAGCAAGTACACTATCGATATCTGATTCGGGTACGCCAAACGGGTTGTATTGTTGTTCTGCCATTATTTATCCAAGTATCTATATTTACCCATTTCCGTTAAAAACCATTTCCCCAACTGATTAGGGTATAGGGTTGTCCCCTGGGGTGTGACATTGATTTTAAACTTATTCATCTTTGGATTTACCTTTCTCCATACACCGCCGTATTCTGCATCATATCGAAACAACACATCACCTGCATATGCCCACCTATTTCCTGCGCCGTCTTTCACCTCGGTCACACCTTTTGTTTGTGTTTTGGCAGCGTTGGTGCTTGTCATTACACCCTTTGCTAATCTATATCCACCATTCACACTTGAATAATCTGTGTGCTTTGCAATAGAAACATCCCCTACCAATCGTGCGCCTTCATCGGATGTAATAAAGCCCATATTTGTGCCAGATTGTTTCTGGATTGCGAAAATCCTCGCCAGGGTGCCAGATGCCCTGTCGGGTGACCACGCCTTTCCTGATTTAGAAGACACGGTGAATTCAAAATCCTGGCCTGGCATTGAGAACCTTTGGACATTTCCACCTTGACCTGGGCCAAACTTATCGTGGATACTCTGGTTAGCGCTTTTGGACAAAGTGGCTACTTGACCTTTTCTGGTTTCTTCTCTTCGGGTTGAAGTGTTTTTTTGTATATCGTCTGCAATGGCCTTTGCCTGGGTAAGATCATCCTCTGAAAAATCAGGATCATCTGTTACGGTCCCATATAATTGGCTTAACTTTCCTTTTGAAATGTTGTATGTGGCTGCCAATTTATTTATATATTCATTGGCTGCTGCTTTTCTCGTTTCTGATGTTTCTGCTCCTGCAGCAGGTTCAAATGAGCCACTTGAGATTACATTACCGTCGGCCTTGTTGATAAGTTTATAAGAACCCTGATGGGAGATGATTTGTGTATTCGCTGCATCCATACCTGCTGACCATCCAGGAATATCTACGACCTCAAGATCTTCTGGTTTATCTTCAGGATAATAGTAAAACTTGCCTGTTTTCCAATTAAAGTGATAAGCATTGCCTGGTCCTTCTTTCACTACATCCGTCAACACAGGTGCTTGGGTTGAAATATCATACCATACACCATCCTGTTGAATCATATTCGCTTTAGCACTTGCAGCCGACGGCCTTGAATATTTCCCCATAAGGAAGTATGGTTGGCCACTCGCAGTTGCCGCCTCTTTATTGCCAGAGTTATAAACGCCTTTTTCATCATCCCAGGCGTACATTACTTCCCCTGCAGCATTCTTATCCTGGGGCGTACCTGTCGGCAACTTAACATATGTGGCATCGGGATAATCTTTCATCATTTTACCCATATCTGCGTAGTTTCCCTGGCCTATTTTTTCTATCCCATCTTTCATATATGTGATTTGATATAATTGCGGATCTGCGGTCACCCCTCCTGGTCCATCACCTGCATCAAATGTTCCCATCTTATGATAGCCACCCCAAGCCCAATCAGGATCTGCCGTTGCGGTGGTTTCTGCTTCCTCACCCTCTTCATAGGATCCTGAAAGGATTACTCCTTCTTTATTCTTCCATTGATATAATTCTCTTTTACCTTCTGCATCTGTCGTATCATCAATGTCCAGGACGGGATCTCCCGTATCAGCATAATAATTTTTACCACCTTCTTTTATGATCCTTCTTTCACTATCCGCATCTGTTTCACCATACTTCATCACCATTTCTCTTTCCTTCTGATGGTAGTCAAGGTATGTACCAAGCAGATCTGATACCATTTGATAGTTTGCCAATCTGTTAATTAATTTATCGTTTGCCATAATAATCCCTTACGATTGTAATTCCGTATCTATTTGATAGATCATATCTTCTAAAGATGCTAATTGATCAAACCTGGCCTTATTGCGTTCTATGGATCCTTTTGCATAATCAAGTTTGTCTTTCTGCGTTTCCGCCGCGAATGTATCCATACGAATATCCTCTTGCATCTCAACATCAAATTCAGTTTCAAAATTAGTTAATCCCTTACCGCCTTTAATTGCTGCATCACTTTTCTTATCCAACATATATGATTGAGATAGGAAGTCATCTATCCTGGACTGTGTATTGATCCCCCGTTCTTCCTGGCCCATACGATTCAATTCCTGGAAATAATCTGTAACATCGCCCTTGCGGCTTTCCACATCTCTTTTTTGAGCGTTGAGAGTGTTTTTTTGTGCGCCTGTTAAACCACCGTCATCACCACCACCGAAACACAATGCCATTGGACCATCATATTCGTATGATTCAGACTCAACCTCTGTATATTTACCCTGGTCCTGGTCCCATTGAAATATTACTGATGTATAAATTTTCATAGATCTCTCTCCATTGTAAATTTTTCTAATTTAAATCCAAACTGTCCTGCCCACTTTGTCATACCATAGCGCTTTGTTTGAAACTTCATTTTATTACATTTCTCTTCTTTTGCTAATTCCATAAACTTCTTCCAAAACCATTTCCCGTTTTTTGCTCCACTATAAATTCCTGATTTAGTGTCGTTGAATATACTCAATATCCAAAATATTCGATCATCACCTATTTCCTTAATTTCATATCCTATCCAACCTGTTTCCCAGGCGAAGACCTTTCCCCTGGACAATGAATCTTCCAGATTATTTAGTTCGTCTAAATGAACCCTGTGGGCAAACTCTTTTATCATTGCCAAAGATGCATTGTTTTTAGGACATCCGTTTTTATATGTGACAACATTAGACATAACTATATCCGCTACCTCCTCTGTATCCCGTTGCCGCCCTGGCTCTTCTCTTTGGTTTTTGAGCCTTACCGCCAAATAAGGACGCCAATGTACCGCCTACCATCAATGCACCTGCTACCCAACCTGCAGGATTCCAGAAATTTGTCATTGCTATGGCACCTGCAGCAGACATCAAGGCTCCTGTTTTTTGCATATCTGTTGAATTCTTATCAGCAAGTGTGTTTGCCGACATCGCCACAGATACCCAGGGCGCTGCCTTACCAAGCGTCTGGCCAAGCGCTGCACCGCCTTTAGATCCCATTGCCGCTGCACCCTTTGCACCTAATTTTGCAACATCGAAACCTGCTTTTACATCTCCTATCTCTATATCGGAAGGATCTGCGTTGTATAGCGTACTCAATGCCCCTACGCCACCTGCGATATCACCTGCCTTACTTCCTAACTCCCCTAATGTTGCTCCTTCTCCAGGGATTTCACCTACTGTTGGTGGTAGATCACCTGGGACATCAGTTCCTACATCAACAGGAGCATCTTTTAGTACATCAACAGGAGTATCTAAAAGTTTTTTAGCATCCATCTCTTTTAGTGTTCGTTCATATGCCGCCTCCGTATCTTCGATCCCACCAATGCCTTTCTCCATTTTTTCACCCTTTGCAATCTTCCCTGATCCGCTTAAAGTTATATTTTTCTCTTTAACCCCAGGTAGGCTCCTTAAATCGCCCGTTATCATAGTTCCAGATTCGGCACCAATATCCTCAATCATTTCTTGTTCGGTCCTGCCACGATATCCCGAGGATCCACCTTCAATCTTTCTTTGCAACAGGCCCTTTAACCCTTCTGTTTTTTTAGGATCAAGCGTTCCAATCGGGTTCCCTTCAGCATCTGTCATTTTCATTGGTTGTGCCAGGACTTTCTGCAATTTCTTTGGATCCAGAGTTTCAACTTCTGCTTTTTTTAGTGCTGCGGTATTTAATTCTTGTTCATAGGTCGATTGCATCGTTTTTCCTTGTGCAACCAAGTCTGCATCTTGTTTCTCTTCTAATGCTCTTGCTTGAGCATCGGCGCCATACTCGGTTTGCAGAAGTTCTTCCTCTCTTGATTTCTGTATACCTGCACCAAATTCTTCTGCAGGTCTATACGCCTTTACAGGATTTTCTTTTGCCAATACTTCACGACTGATTCTCTGTGCCTCATCGTCCAACCAATCATCGTAAGTGCCTTCATAATCCACGGGTGGTCCACCCTGGACATTTGCCATTACATCTGGATCTTGGGCCAGGGCATCGGCCTTATTAATGTCGTCTTGTTCACCCAATTTTCTCGACCTTTCTAATAATTCTTCATTAGTGCCTTCCCATTCACCAAGACTCTCTCCTTCGGCAGTAAATGCCTTCAGCGGCATTGCGTCCAATTCTTCCCGTGACACACCCATCACATCCGCTAATTGATCTTCAACAACGACATCTTCCTTTCCTTCTGTAACACCATATTCATTATACCCCGAAGGTCCACCTGGGATCAGGCGGTCAATAAAACCTCTGAATCCTTCTGTCTTTGTAGGTTCCAATGTAAAAGATTCATCTCCTGAAGGAACTTGCCTGGCGTCACTTAATTTAGATAATGGACCAGACATTGCTGCTCCTGTTTCGCCTTCAACAAATTCGCTCTTATAAAATGGCTCTCCACTACTCGGATCAATCTCTGACTTTAAATCCATTTGATCAGGATCAGCAGACGGGATCTCACCTCCACCTTTTGCTAACATATCCAATCTTTCTTGTTCTCTTACTTTATCAATACCCCTGACCATAGATGTACTACCCTGTCCCAGGAATCTTTGCCTTGTTCCAAATGGATGTACTAATTCGTCGCCTGATCCGAATGTAGATGGAACATCCGTAGGATCTTCCCTAAACGCACCCTCATATAGTGCCGAAAGATCTTCTGGTGCATCTTGGTGAGCCTTTAATGCAGGGCCTGGCTTCTTATCTAATTCTGCCTTGAGATCCACATCACCCTTGCCACTAAACAGGTCCCTATACCGTTTCATAGACATCATCTTCGGCATCTCTGCCTCATTATTCATAATCATATTTGCGGCCTTTTTCTGGTATACACCTGCCGCCGTTGGATTCATCATAAATTCACCATAGGTCAGATCTGGCTTTGCAACTCTCGCCATCTGCCAGGCACGAAGACTTGAATCAAATTTAAAAAGACCTTTACCGACATCAGTTTTTGTTTTCCTTACTGCTGCTGCTTCTTCCCTTGCATCTGCCCGTTGTTGCCTAATCCTATCAATTACGGATGCAATACTTGCCCCTGGTGTAGTTGTTGGTCCTGTATAACCGTATGCCATTACTTGCTCCTTTTAAGTGAGATCTGCAATTGGTTGCTCACCTTTTGCTAATTTTATCATACCCGTTTCGCCGAACGGCTGCCACATAACATCTATATTGGTGTCATATAAAGGTTCGTTCTCCAATGTAGTACCCTCTGATGTATCTACTAAAGTTCGATAGGCCTTAACGGGAACCCTGATAACAACCTTCGCAGCGCCAAATACTATTTGTGACACATTATACACCTTACCATAGTATGGACTTCTGTATGGATCATAACCCGATCCTTTAGGATCATCAAATCTTCCATTAGAAAACATTGCAACATAATCAGGATTATCTACCAAATCGCCATTCTTGTCTGGCTCTTTTTCGTTATATATATCTTTAATATGTGAAATACCGAAAGATCTCTTCCCGTATATTTCTGGTGTACCCGACACAGGATTATGCCAGGTTTCCATTTTATGATGTGTGGCCATCCTTCCTTCGTATTCGTGCTGCTGCGAAAACATTTCATCCCTTCTTCCAACGGTGAACATACCTGAATAATCATCGTCATAAGAGTCATACATATGATTCAAATTTGATACCCTTCCAGAGTTTCCATCTCTCCCGACATACGGTACTGCGTGAACATCTATTCCCGTAGGCGGCGGATCATCAACGGGCGTTGAAGGTACACTATAATCGTATAATTTTGCATTTGAACTGTCTTGCCACCGCCTTGTCAAATTCTCTATCGTTGTGAGTGGACTTGTGTTGATATTGGCTTGTGCAGTATGGGTAAAGGCTGCATTTATCACACTCGGAAGGCCAAGATACCTACACGATCCCGAACCATTTGGCGAAGGCGTCGTGTATGTATGATCAATAGTAAATGTGGTAGCGTCTACAACAGATGTAACTGTATACTCGCCATCGTAAGATGAGTCTGCCATACTGAATAATTCTATTGCTTGATCTACTTCAAAATCGTGATCCGATACACATTCAATTTGTGTATATCCCACACCGCCTGAAGTTATGCCCGTAGCACCGATACCAATCGTACTTCCATCAATACCATCCACTTCTATAACAAGACTCGCCGCCGATGTGTTATTGAACCCTGTTCCAGGATTTGTTATCCTAATAGACGCCACGCCAGGATTTGTCTGGTCCTGCATATGGACATATCCCCTCATATCTACGGCAGGTGTCGCAGTAAACACCAAAGGATAATGCTTATCCCGTGAGCCTGTTGCATATTGACCAACGACTGAAATTGTTATGTCTTCCTCAAATAACTGCCCTAACAATTCTGTTGCAATTAATGTATGCGGATCATCTTTATTACCATTCTCTTTTATTCTAAAAGGACACAACTGAAATTGCATATTAGGGAATTCATCTCCCGTAGAAGGGAACGCCGCAGAGTATCCGATATAGTATTCTGAATTATGGTCCCAATCCCATCTTAACTGAAATACTCCGTTATTGTCACTATCATCAGCGCCCGATATTCTAATCATATCACCAGGTTTAAAATTTTTCCATTGTCTGTAATGGTAATTATCTACGACATCTGTTCCGTGTGGATAATAAAGACCAGGGAATGATCCGTTATATCCGAGATCTATCGTCCCTGCCTCTTCTGCTGCATCGGTTGTTGCATTAAATTGTACACGATGAGATCTTATTAAGAATTCATCATTGTTTTGTTCGCTATTGTTATGTACGGATAATAGATGGGATCTAATCCAAAAAAAGGACAATCCATCGTCAGGTTTTGATGTGTACCAAACATTACTCAAAGGGCAATTAAAATTAAAATTTAGAATATCCGAATAATGAGGGACAGAATCCAATTGTAGACTGACCATATTGATTTCCATCTGCCCTGCTACCCACACCATATTTCCTATGCCACCTACCGTACCAGACAACGGATTTACCAAAAGCCAGACATATAGTGTAGTGACGCCAGGTGGACAGGTAAAGACTTTGGTTCCTTGTGTGGTTATCCCTACCCCACCCGTTCCGCTACCTGATGCAATGTAGATAGTGCTTCCTAAACCAAATGTGGCATTATCCGTAATTACCAAGCCCATCAATCCCGATCCTGCAATAAACGCACCATCTGTATTATGATCTATGTCCCAGGTTATTTTGTAATCGGTCCCTGCAACTACTGTTTGTGATGTGGCCCTAACACCGTAGGATCCAAAATCATTTAAATTATCACCTATTTGTGGGCCTGTATAGGTAACAGTAAGACACCCTGTTCCTTCAGGATTTGAATTCCCATCATCAGGTTCTGCCTGGTGTATATATCCAATAGCATTATTCACCTCCACCTGTGTCCAATTACTCGCATCAGCAGGAACATCAAAATCCCCAAACCATACAGGTGGATGCCCATTGTCATTGAGAAGATCTAATGTAGTGCCATTTGTAATTCTTGTTCCCCACAGTCTTGGGTTGTCTTGTATCCTGGTCCCTGCAGTCATATGATATAAATATGTACAATGGTCGCCCATACTTGCATTATAATACCCTTCAGAACTGTCGTAGGATGCGAGGCCTGACGAGTATGAAGTCGTGTTTGTTTTGTGCCTACTGTTTACGGTATGTGTATCATCATTGGATCCTGTATTGAACCTACCGTCATCATATAATTCACCTCTCCAGGGCGGTGCCTCACTTGAGTTAAAAGGAGATCTTCTGGAATATGTTTCAACTGTTACAACATCATCTGATGTATTGTTAAATAGGGCCTGTTTAAAGTCTGTTTCCTTTGAAACACCTACTTCGTGCCTATATGTTCCCTGGCCACCTGTTTGTGCAAGACTAAAATCACCAAGTATGTTATCTGTCGAGTCTGGAGTGACTTCTGGCGTACCGAAATACCTTAAAAATGCTATATGATCATTCTTTTCATCGCCACTCGTACAATCACCTAACTTTATTCTAAAGTCACTATTTGCATTAGAACTACCAAATTCAGTTTGAAACTCTGTTGCTATTCTATCAGCAGCATTTGCCTGATTATAATATGCGGATATGTCAACTTCTATTACTTCATCTGCACCTCCCAAACCAGGCGGAGAATTATTGCCACGGGGATTAAACCAAAAAATGCTATAATCCGTTGCGTTTCTCCATATAGTGATGTAATAGCCAGGAGAACCAGATCCCGAACTATATACACTCCCAATGCTATCTACAAATGTCAATGCTATGGCCTTCCTGTTGTCTTTCCATCGTTGTGGCGTATGTACCGCATTGATATGCAACAACCCTGACACCAACCGATCCCTTTTAAGTATGCCGCCCTCTTCATAGTCTACCCAATATCCTCCTGCGTTGCTTGATGGTTTAGGTCCGCCCATTAGTGTAAACCTCCATCATACCAATTAGAATAAGCACCTGCATTCCACGGTCCTGGCACACTTGTAGCAACAATAAGTTTTGACGCCGACTGTTTAAGATGTGTTACATATCCCAAGCCCGTATAATTGTAGAGCATATCAGAATCATTTAGGGTGGCCTGGTCCGCCTCATTCGGATCATTTTGCCAGGAAATTTCACTTCCTGCCCGACTACAACTGTACTCTGCTCTGTAAGTTAGACTATATGCCATCGGTGCCGATCCACTCATTATATCTGCTTCTTCACCGTCACTCCTAAACTCCACCATATCTTCTGCAATAATCGCCTTCGTTTGCGTTGCGAATGTTTCTGCAAAATCCGCATCATATGTAACAACACCATCGTCATCTTCTATGGTCCCATAATTAAGAAGATCTAAATCCGTAGATCCCGTAACAAAGAATTTTTCACAAGCCTTGAATTTATTACCTGCCGACACATACCCTGTATCCAAAAGATTAGTGAGTGTAATAATATGGGCAGATTCCCTAATTTGGTTAGAAAGCCCTCCCGAATATCCCACCGTTATTGTTGCGTCAGTTGATGTTGCCAAGCCAGGATCTGATTTTCCTTTTATTGAAATAAGGCCACTATAATTATCATCGAATAAATTGATATCCGTTGATGTGCCGTAGATGTAATTACCTGTATCGTGGAATATTATTTTCTGTCCATCCTGAACAAGTGTCATATGATCAGTATTAGGCGCCACAGTAATAGCATATTGTGTGTTCTTACCATCATAGAGAATAAACTCTCCTTCCTCAAAACCCATAATCCATTGAGGGCTTGTATGCAACCCACCTGCACCAAAAACCACCAGGGCCTCATCTGTATTTTCCTGGGCCTGGAGCAAGAATATGGATGAATCTTTTGCCGTAACGGTATTACCAAGAATTGCGACATTACTCCAAAGGAAATCTGTAATGAGTGACGATCCATTCCATTGATCCAATTTCAAGTCCGATTGTCCTGACACAGAAGCATTTCGATATAATTTCATTCTGTCATCCGCCTCATCAATCCAATAAATACCCGTATCACCATCAATAAGATCAAACGCTAAACTTTTTTCATATAATTCCAATCCGTAATAAGGATCGTTTGTACCAATGCCAACCCTCTGTTGGAATGTATCGAAGGACATTAGATCCTGTCCTATCGTAAATGCTTTGGTGGTCGCAGGAATAATATCAATGTCTGTGTATTGGGTAGTACAATCTATTTCGGGGCTATCTATGTCTATATCTGTAGACGCCACCAGATCTATCGTTGGATATGTAATTACTGCATCCGTTCCATCCATTGTGAGTGATGTAGCATCAACATTTAAAAGAGCGCTATCAATTTTAACCTCTGTGGTAGAGCCGAGAATCAGAATTGTAGAATAAGTCATTTTTCCAGATACTCCATCCATTTCCAGAGTTGTAGCATCCACATCTAATAATGCGGTGGCCATCTCAATCTCTGTGGTGGAATCTAAATTTAGTATTGTAGTATAACTGATAGTTCCCGTGGTTCCATCCATTTCCAGGGTTGTAGCATCAACATCCAATAACGCCGTTGCCATCTCAATTTCCGTGGTAGAATCCAAATTTAATATTGTAGTATAACTAATAGTTCCTGTGGTCCCGTCCATTTCTAATGTTGTGGCATCTATGTCTAATAAGGCGGTGGCCATCTCAATTTCCGTGGTAGAGTCTATATCAAGTTTTGTACTGTAACTAATGGTCCCCGTAGTCCCGTCCGCCTTCAATGATGTTGCGTTAATATCCAACAAAGCAGTATTCATCTCCGTTTCAGTAGTGGAGTCCAATGTCAATTTAGTGGTGTAGAATATGGTACCTGTTGTACCATCCATAGTTAGAGTCGTAGCATCAACATCCATTGTGGTAGATGTTATCTCCAGAGTGGTAGCGTTAATGTCTAATAACGCAGTATTCATTTCCGTTTCTGTGGTGGAGTCAAGAGTTAACTTTGTAGTATAGTCTATCGTACCTGTGGTACCATCCATAGTGAGAGTGGTGGCATCAACATCCATTGTAGTTGATGTAATTTCTAATGTGGTTGCGTTCACATCCAATAGGGCCGTATTCATCTCCGTTTCTGTCGTAGAGTCTAACTGTAACAATGTAGTGTATGTTATGGTGCCTGTTGTCCCATCCATTGTTAATGTGGTAGCATTAACATCCAACAAAGCAGTATTCATCTCTGTTTCTGTGGTAGAATCCAATGTCAATTTAGTTGTGTAATCAATGGTCCCCGTAGTACCGTCCATTGTTAGGGTTGTTGCGTCCACATCTAATGTTGCGGTAGTCATCTCTATTTCTGTGTCTGCATCTATGTCCAATTGTCCATCTGCAGAAGAGTATATTAACAAGTCAGAATCAAAGAATTGTATCCCATAGGTCGATGTTAAGAAAATACCCTGGTTATACTTCCAGGCGTCATCTGCATTTGACCATAGAATGGTTTTATCGGTTGTGCCTTTTAGTACGATGCCACCGTCAGATGCCGTAGTATCCGTTGGGGTACCAACCACGCCAATTGATATAGCCGTATCTGCAATGTTTAGTATCAATGTATCAATAGTAGTGGTTCCACCACTTACAGTAAGATCTCCTGCCACAGTAAGGTCCGCCACTATCGTTACATCATCTATGGATCCGCTTGTATCAGTATCAGACAATGTTATAACGCTTGTGCCGTCACTACTTAATACATCATCCCCACTTAATTTAAGAGTACCATCTATTTCCGTATTACCAGATCCGTCAAATGTTATACCAGAAGATGCACCACCGTCTTTTATATTATTCCCTGTTATCGTAAGATCGCCATCTATGGCAGTATTACCAGATCCGTCGAATGTTATACCAGAAGATGCACCACCGTCTTTTATATTATTCCCCGTTACTGTGAGATCTCCATCTATAGCAGTATTTCCTGAACCATCAAATGTTATACCAGAAGTTGCACCGCTATCTATTATATTATTTCCTGTTACTGTGAGATCCCCGTCTATTTGTAGATTTCCAGACGAATCTATCTCTGCTTTAGATGTGGATCCGTCCTGGAATATGATAGCATCAGGTGTAGAATCGGAAAACTTTATACTCATATTCGTTACTGAACCATCGTTTCTGCCTATGGCCAGGTCACCTGAATCAAAAAACACATTTCCTGCACATCTGAATGGTGTAGTAATCACATCAAGATTTACCGTAGAACCCCCCGTCATCGGATTATCACCTGATATAGTTATCGTATTATTACTCGATGTAATCAATTCTGACATTGAGAATGCGGTTCCACCACCACCGCCACCTGTAGGATAATATTGAGCATTACTTGTTGTTATTGCATTAATTTGACCATCTGTGGTCGCACCTGCACTTTGCGCCATATTGTTCCATCCGTCATTGTCCCTCACAAACATCACTATGCCGTTACCTAATCGTCTATATTGCACATCTCCATTTCTACCTTCTGTGGGGTTGGGGTAACCATCGGATATCTTCTGATTTCTTTCTTTAGAGTGTGTAAAAACTCTTCGGGTTCTTTCTGCTTGGTCAATAGGATTTGGCATTATAGACTCTGCACTTTAAGTTTTCTGTAAACAATATTTATTTCATATAATTCAAATGTACTACCAGGCAATACGGCAGTACCCTGATTAAATCCCAACATTATTTGATATGCGGATGTAGGTAAATTTGTTGACAATTCTCCCCAGGCTGCGGTTGTATGAGTGACCAATGTGCCTATAGCCGTTTCCGTTTCTCCACCATCGATAGACATAACTACGGGCATAGCATTGCCACCCTTATATCTTATTGCTATCTTATATATTCTCTTTTCACGATATGGATCTCCTAAATCAAAACTCTTTGTCCAAAATGAGATCTCATCCTGGTCCGTTGCCGTAGGATTCCATTTGTGTATCTGGACATTCGTATTTGCGGTTCCTTCGTGCCAATACACCATATCCTTGTTCATATCGACAAAAAAATCACTACTATCGTTTAGATTATTATCTGCTACATCAGCCAAATGAAACGACCAGGATCCACTTGCTATGTCATATATGTACATATCCGCATTCGTCTGTGGATAATCTGTTGCTGCGCCATTACCGATTGCCCGTTTTATAAACAATTTTCTATGAAGTGGTGAATAACCAACTGCAGTCTGGAGATTAACAAATGTATCCCAAGACTCACCCACTACCTGTGCAGGAAGGGTATCTGTTGAAAGAGCAATTATCTTACGACCATCCTTTTCTATTAGGTTTTGTACATTACCGCCACCCGTATATAGATAACATCCCTGCTGATTTACCCAGGCAATACCAAAGTCAGTTTCACACACGGCCTGGGGACTCTCTGCGCCTTTATACCTGAATGTAGCCTCCAGGAATTCTGAATCACCCTGGATGTTTATCACATATAATGTGTTTTGTTTGAATTCCAATAATCTATCAGCATATATGGCCAATGCGACGATATCCTCACCATCTCCTGCTGCAACATCAATCCTTCTATAGGGCCGAAATGTATCTAAACTGTCTACATCAGATTTAAATACCGAATCTGCGAATCTTTCTGACTTTTCCACATTCTCTGCACCCTCTGATGTAAGATATACATTTCCAATATATCTGGTTTTATTTACAAACGCCTGGCACTTCCATCGTACCCTTGTATACGGCTTTGTTTTACTGCTTGAATATCCATTTTGAAATGGCGGATCAGGATAGAAAAACCCCTGGTGTGGTTCTTTTGGTAGTCTGTAACTATAATTCGCCATTATTTGATTTCCTTGTGATGATAGGGGATTCTATCCAGGCCCCTTGTTCTCCATTTATCACCAATCAACGGTATTATGTTGTGCCATAGATTCCCATCAATGTTGTCAACTTCGCCCAAGTTTTCTAACAGAAAATACTTTGGGAATTTTTTATCATAATAAAAATAGCAATCTACCTCATCATCTCTGTGCTTGTAGACTTCTTCACCGCTATAATCTTTCGCATCATAAAATTGTGGACATATGCTTGGATTTGCATACCTTTTGTCTTCTTCCTGTACATAGTAAAGAGTTTTTAATACATCTTTCCACATTGCAGTATCCACTTTCAATCGTCGGTAACGACTGCTTTGCTGCGGCACTATATTGATATCGTAAAAATGAGTAACTCTCTCATTCCTGGCGTTGCTGCCTATCAGATAATATTTGAACTGACCAGGATATTTCTTTTTCAGATCTCTTATGGCCTGTGTAATCCTATAATGTCCCGTAGGTTTGTCGAAATACTCTTTCCCCTGGGCGCACATATAAATCCATATTGGTTTAATAATTGATTGCAGCCATTTTCTGCCCCTGATCATATTGGACCAGGTAATTCCATATTTCAAATATAGCCTAACAAACCAATTGTTGTTGGTGATTACATAGAATCTTGCCTGGCGTGTTTTAACATCATTTTGTCCCCATATTTCTGCTGCAACCCAACAATACCCGTAACATCCATAACCTGCGTGTGTTGGTGGCGCCCCTTGAGATCCTGCAATGAATGTAAGAGAATTAGGAGCAGATATTCCAACAAACTGATAATTTTCATCTATCAGTTCAGCAAAAGTCTGATAGGTCCCTGCAACGGGATTTGTAACAGGGATATCCTTTGCAGAACCACTTGCGGCTGATATAACAGGAATTGAAACATATACAGGATCATAATGAAATCCGTGTACTCTTATAAATCCAGATCTATTGGCCCAACCGCTTGTTGATGTTAGGGTATATGTCACAGTACAGTTTGCCGTAGTGACGGCATATTCTTCATCCGCACTATTGGTTGCCTGATCAAGGGCTAACGCAAAAGAAGTCATTGCAGCCATTCCAAAGGTTGTTTCCGTATTTGGTTCAATTGTTTGCCATTTTGTACCAACATCGCCGTGTACAAAATCAACATCCTTTAGTATATACCAATCTTCTGTCGAGATTGACTTGAAATATATACGAATTCCCGTAACCCTTTTATTGTTTGTGGTACCAACGCCTGGCCACTTGTTAATAATTGACAGAAACCCTGTGGGTTGAGTTGTCCCTGCCGCCACGCTTACAGAGATGTTTAATGTGTGTTCTGCGAAATCAATACTACCCAACTCATCAATCTCACCATATTGCTTTTCGTCGTATATAGGACAGACTGCGAATTGGTATGTGCCAGACCAACCGCCCACATAGGCGTTCAATCCTGATTCATCCTTTTCTTTCCAATAAGACACAACGATTATATGTCCTGCGGTACCACCAACGGTGGCAGAATTCACATTAGCACTTGATGAATCGTGTAAAACTATGCTACAACCAATATCACTAAAACTTAACAGATCCGCATCTGCATTTATCCATCTACTTTCAGATGTTCTTCCAACCGCCGTTGTATCATACTGAAACATATCCCGTCTGATATACCCATACCATTGAGATTTATTTGTCAGGGCGTATTCTGATTCAAATGTGATATCCGATATTCTCAATACCTGGTCCTGGACACCTGCGCTGCCGCTTATAGAAGTCCCTGATCCAAGATCAAAAACATCTGAAAAATATCTGTCTGAATTATAATTATACAAAGACACATCGCCATCTGTTGCAAGATGGGCCAACCATTGATTTGATTCGGGTACACCTGGTCCAGGCTCTACGGCCCCTACGCAACCTGCTGCTCCGTATTGTGTCATATTTGTACCTATGGCATCATCTGCATAAAAGATATCGTCTGTTGCGGCCCAGGCACTCGCTATTTGTGCGATAGTGGTATATTCGTTTGTAACATATAGCCAATCCATAGGACTCGCATTATAATTAATGTTTTCTTTAATAAGTACAACCCTGCCCATACCCAATGCAGCGTTTGGATTAACATTAGTAAATGCCCATTTTCCTACAAAATCAAGAATGTTACCTTCACCAGGATCAATAATAACAAGATCTGTTTGCCTTGAGTGATCCGATGCCCAACCTGCTATGCTCCCGTTTTGGCCAATACCTGCGGATAGCGTTGTCGCTGCTTTGACTTGACCTGTGGCCCTGCCTGGCATCTTTATTGTCCCCTTCTCGCTTAATTCTAAATTTTGAGCCTCATACAGTTCATCGTTTTCAAGGGACGCAGGATCTGAATTATTGTTTAGACCTCTACCGAAATCATCTATTTTTAATACTTCTTTAGGCAATTGGTCCTCCAGGGAAATTCTTTTCAATTAACTCCGATCTGTCATCTCCGCCATAACCGTTCATTAGCATTTCCACTTCCTTTTTATTTGGCGGCTCTATCTTTGTATAATATTTAGCGTCTTCATAATACTTATAATCCATTGTCAATTCTTCGTTCTTCTTAATGTTCTTGTTTGCTATAAATATTATTATCTGATCTTCTTCATCTGCAGAAATACACACACTTGGTGTTTTGCCATTGGATGAATTATATAAACTGCCGTAGCCGATTGGCAACGCCATAGATCTCATAGGATCATCTGGATCCCAACCCCACAGGTATCTATCTAATGTTTCAACTTTATAATTTAAAGGAATAAATATTAAACGACATTCTTCTAATATTTCACCTTCTCCTATGTCGTCTTTAGCAAATACGCCGTATCCGTT